GCCTGCTTCTGATTTAACTACTCTTGGTGCCACCGCCACATCCACCTTCTTTTCTTTGCGACGTTCTGCCGCCTCAGCCGAACGAATTTCAAGTTCGGTGTGGTTTTTGATTTGCTCATCCAATGAACGAACCTCATCCAACGATGCAGCAATTTCGGCATCTTGTTCTGCTGATAGTTCACGGGCTTCTGTTTGAGCTGCTTCAACAATGGCTTCTGCCTTTGCAAGTGCAGCATCACGCTTTTCAATAAGTGTTTTGCTAAATGACATTCTGACCTCCTGTGGTCAATAGTTGTTTGTGTTTCTTTCTCAGTGTCAGGAGATCAGTGACCCGTTCTAGGGTCGGCTGTCTAACGGCTGCGAAGTTTCTGCAAAGCAACCTGATTTTTTCTCAGGCTCAAAGTAGAAACTGATGGAACAATAACACTATTATTCCTGTTGCGCAACTCTGCAACGGTTTCCTCATACGCAGGGAAAGTTACAAGGCTCACATCAAACAACTGGACTTCACGAAGTTCACGAACCGATCTGTCAGCGTTAAAAGAATCTTTAATTGTTCTGAAAGCAAAACTCATTTGAGATATGTCTCCACGCTTCATAGCAGAAAGAATACGGGCAGAATCAGGATTCATTGGGTCTAGGTCAGCCTCTACACGCAAACCACGCTCATCTTCTTCCAACGCTAATGTGCCACTCTTTGAACGAGCCAACGGCACACCTTCATGGTTAATAAGCAAACGAACATCTGCACCATCATTTAAAGTTTTACTGAACGCACCACGCTTCACATATTCAATAAATGGCATCGGTTCTGAAGGAGAATCAAACAAGGCTGCATAACCAATTAAAGTATTGCCATTGCCTTCAGCACGCACTTCAAGATTGCTATACGCAATCGTGCGCTTCTCGTCTAATGGTTTTGCTACCCAGTTGCATAATTCGCTCATAGTTACCTCACCATAGTTTATTTTACTTGTCTTTTCCACTACTTGAATATTTTGGGTGCAGGCGCACGAGTTTCGTTTTCTAGTTGGCTCACAATTCGTTCGGCGTATACTTGCGCCCGTCTTGCGCTTGCCTTACTTGAACCACCACCCCACAACAACATTGCTACAAGTCCAGCAGTAATCTCATCACCCTGAACTGCATCAAGATCAACAATGTGGCGTGCTATCCAAGGCGATATTTTGCGCCACTTGTTTTCACTTAGGGCTTCACCGTTTGACATACGGCGAGCATCAGCAACAGTCGCAGGCATAAGTCCGTCACCTGATTCACCTTCGGCGTGTAACGCTAAACCTCGTTTCGCTGAGGCACGCATAAACGCTGGTGCAGACAAATTAACTGCCCGATATTCAGAATCCTCAAATACTTCATCTGGTTCAACAACTTCATCAACTTGTAATTCTTGTATATCTGAATCAGTAATTGCCCCACCAACCACCCAAGCATCACAAGTTCTTTCTCCAGCGCACTTAAAGTCAAAGATTTCGCAGTAACCAAGATTTGCTTTTTTAACAATCGCTATTGCCTCTGCACCTGAATCTAATCCTTTTTCAATACACGAAAGCATCTCACTAGTCTGTATAAATGCGGCACAATTGAAGCACAAAGATTGTTTAGCAATTTCTGGCGTTGTCTTAAATAAATCTCCCTTTGCAACCCAAAACTCCTCGTTTGATAGTTCTGGATTCATTGGTCCATAGTTTGCAACTTGAACTGCATTTAATCTATTTTTAAGATTGACTGAAATGTCCTGAGTTGCTGCTGGACAGGAATCAATAATTTGTTCAACATCAACAGCACGAACTTCACCTGCTGGCTCTAAGCCTTCAGCCAAAGATTGTGCCACCATACGATCAATGGCATCTTGTTTAGTTAGATAGCAATCAAGTGTTGTTGCTGATCCATCTGATTCTATTTTTACTGCAGCCCAATTAGAACAATCGGATTGATTCTCTGATATTCCGTATGGCATTGATCAATCCACATCTGGTGTTAGTACACGAATGTTTGTAGTTCCCGTATTAGTAATGCCGTAAAGAGTTTCACCGAATGGAACCTCAACTGTCATCGTTGTATTATTTGGCAAATGCAAACCACTAGAGACAGTTACTGCGCTGTCACCAAGATATGAGCTGCCACTTGTTGAATGTAAATAACAAATACGAGGTCGGTTATCTGCTGCGACAATTAAAGTTGCTGTAGTCGCAACTGTTACTGCTATTGATTTCACAAGTTACCTGACTGGTGGCTTCGGGTCAGTGCCCAATGTTGGAAGTTCTCCACCCTCAATACCTGCTATCGCCGTACCAGCCAAGCCCATCACAAACTGATCGCCACCTTCATACGGTTCATAGTTTTCTAATTCACGAGCCTCGTTCGGTGTCATCGTGCCCGACATGATTTGGATTTGTTGCGCCTTCACACGGGTAGTTAGATCAGCACGCAAGAACTCATCAGCATTAAACTTAATGTATGTATCTATCGGCAGCCTGCTTGAAATAGATTCTTCCAAACGGCGCACCCATCCAAGCAAAGTGTATTTGTAAAACGCTGAACCCAATGCTTCCAAGTTTTGGTAAGTCTGCGAATCGCCACCAGTACCAATTATTAAATGCAAAGGAATACGGTACACACGGGCAATATCACGGATGATTGACTCTTTGTGTTCCAACATTTGCATATCAGCTGCACTAGTTGTTACCGAACGCCACTTTAAACCACCTTGAAGCACAGCAGGCTTGCGATGTTTGTAATGTGACTCCTCCCAATTATCCCTAATCTGTTTTGCCTGTTCAGGCGTAATGGCTTGATCTGTTTCTAATACTGATGATGGTGTTGCGCCTTCACCATAAAACTGTGCAAGGAATCTATCCATCGCCAAGCCCATACCTACTGTGTTGCGCATAGTTTCCAAAGGTGACAAACCTTTTTTGTAGTTCGGCAGAATCATCCAGTGAATAGCAATAATGTCATCAGATGAAAATTGTTCTTCGCCTATCTGATAAAAAGTTTGGTTTGTGTCCGTGTCTGTAATGTTTTTAATTGCGTTCGGATGGATGTTGCGCATTTCAACAGGGAAACCATTTGAACCTCGTGGAGCATAAATGTATGCGTTGCCATGAATAGTAAGGGTAAGCATCGTTTGATGAATAAAGTCAAACATTGTTTGCCTGTCATTCGGTTTCTGTAAGACAGATGGCGTTGGAACATTCTCAATTTTCCCTCTACGATTACGCACAACCTCAATCGGCATAGACGCAACAGAATCAGCAAGGATACTTACAGCAGCTAGAAATGCGCTATGTGCAAATGCAGAAGTTTCATTAACGATCTCGCCTGACCAGTTGTTGTAGTACGGGCGTGCAGTTATTTGGTATGGATCAATGCTTGTAGGCAAAGCACGCTGCTCAGTCCGTTTCCATAAACTCATGCTGCCAAGCCTCCACCAATAACCATCAGAACGCCTGCAACAATAACACTAACGGGAACATTGAAACAGCCGATGCCGACCACAATTAAAATGCCACCCACAATTTCTATTGCTGTTGTAAAAGTTTCTTTTTTGTTCATGACCAAATATCCAATACTGTTGCCGAGGTTGGTGTAACGGGTTTTGTTGTTGCACGATCTAACGCTATAACCATAGCAATACAAGCATCAATCTTTCGCTTAGATTTGCCTTTAGATAAACGCCAGCCTGTGTCTGTCATTCTTTGTGCAGCAGACAGCACTTGATCTGTAAAGGTTGGTGAACCATCGTGAGCAATCTTTCGGTTCACAATCATTTCGTAGGCGTTACCACAAGCAGGAATCATTCGTGACCCCGACTGTGGAAACTCAACCATCGGCAGCCCGTCATCAGATAATGCTTCTGCGCTCCGTTGAAAGTAAGCAGGGTCAAAAGCAAACTCCTGTACCTGAAACTGGTTGTGTAGTTCACGCAAATAATGTTCCACATCAACAACATCAACACCTTCTAGTTCAGGCTGCCAAATCTTTGAGCGCACAACACACCGATCTAATTGTGGTTGAGCCACACAGACAGCAATCGTGTCGTGCTTTAACGCCATATCAATTCCAACCCAAACAGGAAGTTCAGGGTCAAACTGTAAATCGGATACACATTGTTCCCAAGCACCTACAGGCAACCACGATTCTTGCGAGCGTACCCATTGGTTTAATCTCCATCTACGCATACCCATCTCTGAAGTTTGTTTTACTGCAACAGCCAAATCCTCTGGGTCAAGTAATCCTTCAGCCAAGTTCGGATTAGAAACCTGCCACGCCTTCCGATCATCCACTTTGCAATCCTCTGGTGCTTCCCACCACCAAAAACCAAACTGATCTTCATCAACTTCACCTGACGCAACTTGTTTCCCATACTGATACAACTTTCCTGCTAACGAATCTAAGTCATAGCCTGCAGTAGTAATACTTACTGTTAATGGTTCTATGCGTGCGCCAGAACCTAAAGTCATCTGATCGTAAAGATCACTATTGTTTTGCCCCCATAGTTCATCAAACAAAACTAGTGACGGGTTTAAACCTGCTTGACCTTTAAAGTCTGATGACAACACACGGAATACAGAACCGAAGCGTGGCATCTCAATCGCATCCCGATACACCTTAGATTCGGCAGCTAGTAATGGGCTGTTAACTATTTGTTGTTTTGCTTCATTAAAAATAATTCGTGCTTGCTGTCTATCGTTTGCTACTGCATAAACTTCTGAACCTGATTCACCAGCGATCATGCCATACACACCAACAGCAGACATCATTAAAGACTTGCCTTGCTTGCGTGGCAAACCGATTAGCGCACGGCGATAACGCAACCTGCCTGTTACATCGTTACGCTCATACAAAGAGCGAAGCAGCCACTTCTGCCAGTTAGTAAAAACTAAAGGTTCACCTGACCGAAAGCCTTTAAGCACATTAAAATAATTTTGAGCAAAACTTATAATCTCATCGCCATCGGATGATTTGTTTTTGCGTTCTGTATAAAACGCTGGTTTCCACTTATCGGCTGGATGAACGCTTTTCGGCAATCCTTTTGTTGAGATCGCTGAACTCATGCTTTGTTGTTTCACCTGTTCCTAACAACCCTCGCTCTGATGGACTAAAACCTATCTGCCCTAATAGTGTAATGATTTGCCGATCTACTTCACGCAACGCACGCCGTTCACGCCACAAAGATTGATCTGCCTGCAACATAATACGCAGCCTTGTTCTTTCCTCTGTTGCTTCACACAACATTAAAATAAGTTCTGTATCCATGTTCTGTTTAAGCCAACCTGCACCTGATTGCCAAACTTGATTCCAAAGCCTTCTACCACCTTCACCAATCGGGCGATGAGGTTCAGGCACATGGTTATTGGGTAACGCAATAATGTCTGCCGACTTTGTGACAGCAGGAAGTTTCCTGCCTGACGGATTACCGATACGCAGTTTGCGTTCTACTGGTTTCCGATTACTGCCACCACTACCTTTACCACCCATTACAAAATCTTTCTGTAGATGTTCATTGTTCCATGCTACAAACAAAAAATGGGCTGCGCCTCCCCGATCAAAGGAAACGCAGCCCACACAGGGGGAAATCTAATTGCTGATCTGTAATTCTTTTGCGTACTGGATTGCGTCATTGCGTGTGCCCTGAATAAAAAACATTTGTTTAGGTTCAAGACTATAAACCCCATCAACAACTTTGCAGACCCACCAGCAGCTACGACAATCGTTCCTAATTGCCCAATCAGTACCAGCGACCTGATATATGCCTGTGCTTAGTTTCTTTGTAGGGTTCATTACTTAACCTCATACTTTTTCTTGTATTCCTTTGCAATTCTTTTTGCACAAGATGCACCGATTGGAAAAAATCCTTGTGAACCTTCGTGATCTCCTAATTCAACTGCTACTGGAAACAAGTCACCATCGGTTGTCATATGAACAAACCACGAAGTGTCCAAGACTTTGTCGCTAATTATTTGACCACAAAGTTTGCAAGGTTCGTGTCCAAAGGTTGAACTGTTGCGCTTTTTTGCGTTCTGTTTTTTTTGTTCGTGCGAAATAACATCCCATTCATCACGAGTAATTACTTGAACTTCAATTTCTCTTACAGTTACTGTTTTCATAATTTCCCTCCTCAGGGTGTTTAACTTGATAACCCAACCCTACAGCGACCAAACCAAAAAAGCCAACATTGTTTTGCTTCCCCCAAAAAACTGGTTTTGCTGCTCGTATGCACAGATAGG